CTCCCATTAAACCCTGCTCCTTGTCCAAATCTTCCATTAGCTTGAGAGTAAGTGATAGCGGTGTCTGTTCCGTTGTTGCCCAGACCTGAAGAGTCAGCACTGCTCCCATTTAAGTGAAGTAATAACTTAGTATTTGATGATGGTATAAATTCTCCTAATGACATATCTTAATTATGAAATAAATAACATTCTAGTTGGGATTACATAAAGTCTTATATAACCGTCAATAGCATTTGTAGTTTGTATGGCATCTAAATCGACAGTAACAACAGCTCCTAAAGCTAAAGAAATATTATCATCAGCTGTAAATGGGGTTGGGGAATATTGGACGGTAGAAGCAAGAGTTGGCTTCGTGGTGAACATCGTTGTGCCACCAGAATTGATGTCAAAAGTTGTGCTATTTGTGACACCAGCGGTTCCAACAAACACATCAGCACCGATTACTCTATAAGGTTCCATCGCTACAAAAGTATTCATTATATTTGTTGCGACAGCTCCTAAATTTCCAGCATACGCAAATTTCTCAACAAAAGTTTCAGCTCCTACTAAAGAGTATTTAAACGCACTAGCACTTGCCGAACATACATCACCAATTATAGTTACAGTAGTAACAGAAGAATAAGTAGATGGAATAGAAACCATACCTACGTTAGGAGTGGTGTCAGTCCACATAACAATTAATCCTTTTTTAAAGATTGCAGTCTTGTCGCCAGCAACTGTAAAAGTAGTATTGCCAGTTCTTGTTCCTGTTACTGCTACCCAATTACCTCCAGCGGGCTTAGCATCAACATAAGCCGTAGTCGCTATCTTAGTCGAGTTATCATTAGCTGATTGAGTAGTGGCGGTTACAGCACTAGGGATAGCACCACTTAATTGAGCGGCTGGGAGTCCTGTTACATTAGTCATTACACCTGAAGCAGGAGTGCCGAGATTAGGAGCAATCAATGCTTGTCCACTTGGTAAGGTAACAGTTCCTGTAAAAGTAGGAGAGGCAATAGGAGCTTTTAGAGCTAAATTACTTATAGTAGCAAATAATCCAACAGCCCAATCATAAACTGATTTTACACTTGGGTATTTAGTATCACTAGCTTGGTCAGTAGAAAGGGTTATAGATTTATTGGCTACATTTTCAGCAGTAAAACCTAGAGAAGCTTGTTTACCATTAAAAGTAGACCAATCTGTTGAACTTAAAGCACCACGATTAGTAGCACTAGCTGTAGGGACATTTAAAGTAATAACTGGGGTTGTTGTTCCTGTTGCTACTGATGATGTTAGGTCAGTTCCAGTAGTGCCTAAGGTAAGGGCTGCGACGGAGGTTACTGTTCCAGAACCAGTGCCATCAGCACCGTCAGATACTGTGTAATCAAAAGTAGTAGCATCTGTAAATAAGATTCTATAAGTTTTAACTAAGCCTACTGTTGAGATTAGAGTTACGCTAGTAATTCCTACTCCGTTAGTTCCATTTGTTCCTGCCGTTCCCTGAATACCTTGTATACCCTGAATTCCTTGTGAGCCAGTTGCTCCTTTATAGTTCTTCCATAGTCCTGTAAAATCACTAGCAACAGGACTAGCGATAGCGGTAGTAGTATTTTTAATTGCTATGTAATCTAAAGCGGAATTAAAGGTTAAAGTAAAGCCTGTTCCTGAAGCATCTGAGGCATAGGCAATATAAACATAACCATTTACTCCATTCGTTCCGTTTGTTCCATTAGTTCCAGCACTACCAGTCGCTCCAGTCGCCCCTGTTGAACCTGTGTCACCCTTAATACCTTGAATACCCTGAGGACCAGTTAATCCAGTTAAACCTTGAATTCCTTGTATTCCCTGGATACCTTGGTCGCCCTTATCTCCCTTTAAATCAGATTTAAAAGCCTTCTTGGTTGTTCCAGAAGCTGACATTGTGTTATCATGTACATCTACTACCAATACTAAATCATCATCTAAGACGGGCGATAGCGAAGCAAGTTGGCTTATTTTCTCATCTTGTAACATATTATTTTGTTCTATTTGTAAAAGTGGTTAAATTTTTAACTCTCGTGCTTTGGTCTAATATAATCTTCCCACCATTTTCTAATAATAAATAAAAGGAATCTTCCTTTAATAGATAGGCTATACCATTACTAAAAGAAACTAAAGCACTCTTAATTCTATTGGTAAATGTAGTCATATTTATCTAAAACTTTTAAACTCACGGCTTATTTTAGGTTGTTCCGCCTTGTTTCTCTCTACCGCATAGATTATTCCTATCTCTTGTTCTAGTCGGTCTATTTCTGTCTGTAAAGAAAAGTCCTTTTTCTTAATGGAGTTGAATTGATGAGAGGCGTAAATTGATAGGTATTGATGGCATCTAGTATCAAATCCAGGTCTTTTAACTGTATCCGATACAGTGAAATAAGAAGGTGCTCTATCAAACCAAATAGTACAACCCCCAGAATAATCATAATCTGGAGCAGGATACATTCTCATTATAGAACCGACTAAATCAAAGGCGTAAGGAATAGATGGGCTTTTTTCCATTTCACTTTGAGCCACTCCTTTATAGTCTTGCTGGTCTAGTTCGACTAACTGAACTCCAACTCCACCGCTATTAAATATATCTACTCGTTGAATTGCTAACCAGTCTTGTAAAACTGAAGGTGTAGAAGAAAATATATTATATTCCGCTTGATTTTTAACTAAATCAAATGTTGAAATTGGTTGGTCTGGATGGTTAGGGTCGTCCCAAGTCATTCTTCCGTCTGCTTTCATTATAATGTAAGCCGCACGAGAATAAGCCTCGTTAATATAACGAGTTCTATCTGCTAAAGGAAACATATTTAGGTCTGCGGAAGTCCTAAATGTAATATCTTCTATAAGGCTGTCGCCATTTGAGCCGTTAAATATCATATTCGTGTGATTATCGTAGTAAATCCATTGCCTACTTTATCGTCTACCTCTTGGATTTCTACTATTTTAAATTTTAAATATTCGCAAATTTCTTTTATTAAGTTAGTATCAAATACAGTCCAGTGTCCGTGCTTAGTATCGTAAAGTATTCCTTCAACGATATCCGAACCAAGTTCATTATTATCTGTAATTACTTTTTTAAGTATCCCATCTTCTTTTATTTCTCCATTATTTCTCTTAATCAGTTCATCTAAAGTGGTTGTTGGTCTAGTTTCATTTGGCACATAAGCGGTAATTGGTGCGATTATAAATATATAACCACCTTTCTTAATCACTCTATACCACTCTTTCAATGCTTTAATTGGGTCAAAAAAATGTTCAATCACGTGGGAGCTAATAACGAAATCTACGCTTTCATCTTTAAATGGTAAATCATCGCCATTAGCTACTACATCAACGGGCATTTTACTCCCACAAAGTTTTTCTTCTGCTTGTTTAAAGACAGTATCCATATCATCCGTGAAGTCCACATTAATAGTGTCGAGGTGGAACGGATTGTGAGCTGCACTTCCAATTTCTACTCCAGCAAGTCCATCTAGATACTTATGAGCTAATTTGCTGTCTTGAAATGTCATTTGAGTATTTATACCTCTTTTAAGTTTAAACGCCAAATTTAGGCTTGTGTAGCTTCTGGTGAAGTCTTAGCCTTCTGTTCTAAGTATCTTTGTTTGTATTCTTCTACTACATCAACGATGGTGAGTTCAATGTCAATACCCTTAAGTTCAATCTGTGTCAATTCTTCTGTTTCAGCAAGTCCAAGAGTTGGGACAACTTCATTTTTTAAGACTTCGTTAATCTTTTCATTTATAGAAGTAACTTGAAGTTCTAAAGATTTGAGTTGATTAAGTTCTTCTTCTAATTCTTGTTTAATTTGTTCTTGTAATACTTGGATGGAGCTATCTCTAAACGCTTGTTGAAGTTTTAAATAAGAACCTTTATAAAGTTTGTATTTATTATTTGTGCCAAAAGTTTCTTCTGCTTCACCGTCCTCAACTACTCCCTTATCCGATAAGAATTTAGCAGCGATAGGCTCTGCTTTTAATTCTATTTGGACGTTTAAATCTTTACCCTCATTAATAATAACTACCTTTTGTTCTAATAATGTTTTAATTTCTTCGTTTTGGATTAATTTTGTTTTCATAGATTTTTATAGGCATCTGCCCATTCTTTATAATGTTTTTGTATATTATAGTTTTCTAAGACATACTGATGAGCTCCTTTACCAAATATTTCTCTACTTTTTTTATTTTTTATTAAGTGTTCGGTGTTCATTCTCCAGTTATCAATGTCTTTAGCGATAAGCATATATCTTCTATCTTCCTCACCTTGATATGGACTTTTACCATCTTCAAATCCTTGTGCGATACAAGGTATTTCTAACATTGATGCTTCTAGGAACTTAATGTTTGACTTACAGCGGTTAAAGTAGTTATCTTTACGTGGTATAAGGCAGAAGTCTAATCTTAAATCGTTTAAAGCGTTCCTATAATCCTTAATTGATACGTTTTCGTGATGTTCTATCTTTAGTTTCTTCCAGAAGTCTATATCATCTTGATAAAGGCTCTTTTCGTAACCCTTAAGTTTTAGTTTAACTCCCATATAAACAAGGGTGACATCATCTCTTTCGCTTAACTCCTGTAAAAGTTCTTTAATTTCTCCACTATCTCCATTTAAGGTAGTTGAGCCAAATATTCCTATCCTAACCTTATCTCCCTCATTCCTTTTGGGTGTTGGGTAATCATTCGGATTGATATAGTTTTTAAGGACAACTACATTTTTATTTAACTTACGATATTCTTCGGCTAGAAATTCTGTTGTGGTGGTGACTAAATCTGCTATCCCTATAAAAGTGTCTAATGCCCTATCTCTTTTGGCTAGACCATCAACCCTCATGGGGTTTAAATCTTTATAGGTATCGTCATTATCAAATACTATTTTCTTTCCTGCCTTTTGTAAAAGTATCGCACTCTCTAACTTTTCATAACTATCTGGTCGTTGATATATTATGGTGTCAGATTTAGTTACCATAAAGGCATCTTTCTGCCTATCTCTTACGCCATCAAAACTTTCTTTATCTCCACTAAATCCATTAAACAACATTGGAAGATAACATCTTACATACCAGCAACCATCTGCGTAATTTGAAATATAGTAAGTGATATGTTTAGTATTTAATAATTAAAGTGTGTTATTTAAAGATTTTACTTCTTCTTATGTTTATAATGTTCTCTTTATCTTGCTTTTCAAGAGCTTTTCTGGTTATCCATTCCTCGTCTATCTCAAACCCTTTTTTCATTCTCTCTTTAATTTCTGGGATAGTTGGATAATCTTTATCTGGGTCTATTCTCATAAAATCCCTTTACTTCGTAATAAGTCTAAGGCTGCCTTTGATTCATCATCAATATTGGCTCTAAGCAATGCCTCTTTCTCCCTATAAATCTCTGCCCAACTTTTAGGTGGCATACCCTCTGGTCTAATAACGCTTTCACTTAATGGTTTAACAGTTTTAAATGCCTCCTGATTAGAGGATGACGGGGCATAGACCTCTTGCCCTGATTCGTTAATCCAAATCTTATCGTGTGTTGTGATTTGTTCGCCTATCATATTACTTTCGTTCCTGGAGAGTGACGGAACTACTGCCACCCTCCAAGCAATATTAAATTAATAAATTGTGTTTGTCCTTAGCTAGCTAAAGTCAAAATGTTTACGCCATAAGTAGGACGAGCTAATTTGACACCAAACTTGACATCGCAAGTAGTGACAGTAGCAAGATACTCTGGGATGTAATTAGATTGAACTCTAATATCACCAGTTTGGAAAGGAAGTTTAACGGTTGCGTAATGGATAGCATCCTTATCGGCAATAGCGTTATAACGACCAGTTGTTCCAGTTACATAAGGAATACGGTTAGATAGAGAAACTGGGCAACCATATAACATTACCATTGGGCGATGTAATACAGGGTCATTTCCTTGAGTATTGATATGTAATTGGTAGGTAGTGATACCAGCAATTTGATTCCACCAAACTTTTGTTTCAAAGAAGAAACGGAACTGATTATCGGTAACTTCTTTCTTTGTGTTATATTCAACGATACCAATAGCCTTACGGATATCAGAATCAAGAATAACAGTTGTAGAAGTACCTACAGTATCGGTAAAAGTACCGAATAAAGCGTACATAGCATCTTCTAAAGTCATAGCGGCAGTATAAGCTGCGTTTTTAGCGTAGTTTTCCTGTGTATAGCGAGATTTTAAGAAGACAGCAGCGTCACCATCAGAAATACCAAATGATACTTCCTTCCAAGTATTGACGATTAAATCAACATTAGGGTCTGTAACAGGGTTTAAAACAACGGTTGTTAAAGGTGAAGAAGTATAAGTTCTAGTATTAGCACTCATTTCGGACATTGTGCCGATATGAATTGTATCACCACCGCCTGATAATTCAGATGAACGGTTTGTGAAAAACATTGCTAAGTGTTTTTTATCCTTTGCGAAGTTTAGAATATCTGGTGACCAGTATTCAGAGATAAAAGCAGCAAGATTACCGCCTTTACCTGTCATTACATCAGCTGGGAATGCTCCCATAGTGTTAAAAGAACAAACTAACTAATTTTTAGATTACATCTGACTTAAAAGCTCTTTTGCTTTCTCATCTTGAGCGGATGTTCTTTCTTCGGCGGACATTTCTTTTCCGTCTTTGAATACTCCACTACCATTTGAGATTAATTGAGCTTTATTCTTTCTTTCCTCTAATTTCTTAGAAGATACATAGGATTGATAAAGAGGATTATTCTGTGCTTCAATTAAAGTTATTTCCTTACCTTGTGCTTTTGACGCGGCTTGAATGAACTTTAATTGTTCCATTTCATCATCTGTTACTCCATCTTTTTGTAGAAAGCGTTTGTCCATTTCTTCCAAAACATTAATAGGCTGTTCTACGTTAGTTATTAAAGGTTTTGCTTCAGTCTTGGGGGCTTTAGCTTTTGCTTGAAAGTGATTTTTTTGAGCCTGTAATGTCTTTGTTGCTTTTTGAGCATTGGCGGCATCATCAGTTGTCCATTCACTCGGGTCTTTATCCAAGTAGGATAAGTCCATTTTTTTCTTAGCTTCTGGCTTGGCTTCTTCAACAGTATTTTCCTCTGTTGTTTCTTCCTCGTCGTCCTCTAAGATGTCTTCGATTTCATTTGACATACGTTTAGTATTAGGGTTTAGTCCCTATATTGTTTACATTTTAAAGTCTTTAGTGACTAATTTATATATTTTATAGAGTTTAATCTCTTTAGCACGGTTTGTAGGTGTCGAGCCTACTAATCAAGGTTTTGGAAACCTCGACGCTTGCCGAAGCAAACCGTTATTTTACGCAAGTTTTATCTTAATAGCTTTGGTTTCTCCCATTCCTTTTCGTTGGATATCTTATCCAGTTCTTTGAGCCATCTCTTAATGGTCTTGCGAGCATAAGCCTTGCCTAATGTGTGTATGGCTATATCGTTATAGCTCATATTCTTGCTTATGTTCTCTGGGAGTTTTAGACCGTTAATCTTACCCTCTAGTAAATTCCTTATATCTTTCCAGCCACCCGACATCATTGTTGATTTTATTGCCTGGTTTTGTGCGTTCATAATTATTGGGAGTTAATCATATTAGACATTTGGTCGCTTGATGGTGCTTCAGGAGATTTCATTCCAGTAGCACTTGATTTCATCTGGCTTACTTGCTTATTTAACTCTTCAACCGTCATTGTTGTTGGGCTTATTCCGTTATTCTCTACCCATTGTCTAAAGTATGGGTCGTTCTTAATTGCTGGATTCTGGAGAATAAGAGGAATGATTTGAGCATAGACATCGTTCTGTTGGTTCTTATCAATCGCTTCGCCAACTACATCTAAACTGATTCCATATTCGAAGTTGAAGAACCCCTTAGGGATTTCAATCTTACGACCTTGCTTCTCAATCATCTTACTAACCTCTTGAGCTACCATATCTAATTCCTCTTGGCTTGTTACAATTCCTCTTTCTAAGTTCTTTTTGAGGACTTCCATTTGCTTAGACTTGATTACAGCTTCATCAAATATCTTAATATCCTTCATATCGTCAATCATCTCAACGATATCTCCTCTATTCCATTTCTTAACAATAGATGGGAGTATTTCCTCGGTTAAAAGGTTTGATACAGTTTCACCTATAGTTTCTCTAATGTATTGAAAGGCACTCTTAGCGGCGTTAGCCATTGTTGCCATACCTCTGAATGGAGTTGTGGCTGGTAACTTATCTCCAGTAATGATAGCAGGAGTAAAGCAAAGGTTATCTGCTTGCTTTTCTATTCTGTCTAACTCTCCAAGCATTATATTAAACGCTCTGTTATCTATTCCAACTTGCTGGAGGTCTTGGCTGTTTATAATTTGACCTGAAATAGCACCTTGTAGGACGTTTCCGTAAGTAGTTGGGTCAGAAGACCTCATTAAGAGAAGAGAGGCAATTTGAGTTGATTCTGCGTTCTGATTAACAAGAGTGTTAGCTCTTTCCTGTAGAGGAAACAAACGCTCAACAACGCCAACTCTTAACCAACGACCTCGGTATCTTCCAATATGGAAGTCATAGTAAGGGTTTTCTTCTTTCTTTATTTCTTCCTCATAGGCGATAACTTCTTTTTCTCCGTATCCTGCTCCAATATAGTGTGTGTAATGAACTTTATTATCAGTATCAATAACTTCTCCAACTCTCTCCCAAACTTCATAAAGAGCGGTTGGGTCTAAATCTTCTTCATTTCCCTCTCCACGTTTAGCTTGTTTTAAAATCTGGTCAATGTTATCCCAAGCACCTTCTTTTTCTCTTATTTCAGTTTCAGTTAAGTAATGTAATTCAACTACGTTTGTATCTCTAATACTCTTAACGCTTGACTTAAAGGCAAGACGACGTAAATCACATTCACACAGTCCGACTTCCTTTGTTTTATTGTCAGTATATTTCTTCCAAACGATAGAACCATAAGTTGCTACACCCTCGCTTAAGTCGTTAAGGACTAAAGAGAAATGATTGTCTTTCAGCCACTTCTTAAACTTCATCTTTAGAATCCACGCTTGCCAGTAGTTAGCCTCACCCTTTCCATAAGGCATTAAGTCCTTAGTGTCAAGGTCAATGTTCTTAGCTACGTGAATAATACGAGGGGTTGAAATGTTCCAAAATATTAATCCTTCAGCATCTGCGTTTCTTTCCAAGTATTGGTTATTAATGTAAAGGTTAATACGTCTGATTGTGTTGTATTGGGAGAAGTAACCGCCATCAATTCTAAAAGACTTCTCTCGGTATTCTTTTACCTCGTCTTGAACGGTGATTGAAATCTGTTTCTTTAACTCGTAATTCATATTATCTAATTATATGTCGTTGTAATCCTATATTTCCTGTTAAGTTGTTGTTAGTTGCTGGTCTGTATGATGAGAACCCATAGCGGACAGCATCTAAAGCGTGGTTAAATATGTCTATTGGGACGTTTATATTTACTCCTGATGAATCGGTCTGCCACAAGTAGTTACGATATTCCTTTAGAAGATTAACTGAACGCTTAGTAACGCTTATCTTCTGGTCTTGAACGTATTGGATACCTTGTAGAATACTTCCCTTTCCTTTAATAGCTGGTTGGATGTTTACACCGTAAAGTTTAATTTCATCTATACTCTTTGGCTCGGCGGAATCAGCAATAACTAATCGTCTAAAGTCATTTGTCTTTAGGGTATCGGCTATATCCTTATTACTTAATCCTTTTTGGTATATAACCTCATCAAGAATAAACTCTCCGTTGTATTTGTAAATGTCTATGATTGCTGTTGGGTCATTAGTATAACCAAAGTCTACTCCAGTTCTTTCAAGTCTTGCTTCACGTGGGATGTCGTCTATTATATCCCATCCATTATAAACCTTTCCTTCTATTGAACCTCTTTGACCTAAACCGTAAACTGTCCACCAGTTTTTATTACTCTTATGGCTTTCAATCTCTTCAACCATTTCTTTAGGCAAGGATTCGTTATCCAGATATGTCAGAGTAACAAAATCGTGGTCTTTTTTTCCTTCTATCTCATTGTAATACCAAAAATCCTCACTAGGGTTCCAGTCCATCCATATTTCCTCTGCTGTTCTAATAATCAACTGGTCTACTATTCCCCATGGTGTATGATTTGCTTCGTTTAAAAATAATATATCTCTTCTTGGTCCGTGTGCTTTTCCTATGTTATCAATAGAGATGAATTTGATAACCGAGCCAGTTTCAAATGTATAGAAATGTTTTGTTTCGTTCCACCTATCTGAAACAAAATAACCTCTATCTATCATTATTGATTTAAAGTCCTTAATTGCTCCACCCTCTAAGTGTGGGTAGCTCTCTGACATTATATCAATAGTCTTGTTGTTATTACTCTGTGCTTTATCTATTAATATCATTAAGATAGAAATAGTTTTAGAAGCTGACGTTCCACCCTGAACACATTTAATTCTCTTGGTTAGGGATAGTAGTTTCTTCGTTGCTTGTGTTAGTTGATATGCCATTGCTTTGTCCTCCTAATAAAGGTAGTGGTTTATTATCTGTTGTTATATCACTCTTTGGCTTAAATTCATTGTCTTTCCTTTCAAGATACCACTTAGCAGTAAAGGGTATTGTTTCAGTTCTAATAGCATCTTTTATCTTAACTTTAGCTTGATATGCTATCATATCCTTTAAACCCTGTTTTCTGTCGCTAAACGATGGGTGTTCTTGTATATATCTATATAAACTATCTTTGCTTATATTTGCTAAAAAGCACGCCTGTAAATCAGTCGCACCGTTAGAAAAAGCATCCTCTAATTTTGCGATTACTGATTCTGTCATTACAGTTGGTCTACCTACTTCTGCCATACTATTTAATATCATTAATTTTATCCTTTAACTCTTCGAGAAGTTCTCTGTCATCATTTTCAAATCTAATCTCTAAGTCTATTTGTTCTAAGCTCTTTAAATACTCCATACTATGCTATTCACACTTTAACTCCTTGAATATGTATTAACATATTCTAAAGCACAAAGGTTTATTATCATATAGAATTAGCGTTCCTGCTAGCCAAGATGGATAAATCATCTTCTCCTTTATCTAACGACCTCTAACTAGTGTAATAAAGGGTTTCCCCTAAGGAGTTCCACTAACTAGAGTGCGTCAAATTTTATTCGGCTTCATTGTCGCTATGGTAAGATAATTTTGAAGTCTTACCGTTTTAATCTAATGTGCTAATTCAAGTCGGGGGTCGTCAGGGTGAAGACGTAGCCCCCAGTTTTATATCAGCACACTAAATTTTGAAAGGTCTTTTTGTTTATAGTTAGTTTACCTTAAACCTAACTTCTATATTGCTTGTATTGTATATCTATTTCTTCTTACTTACTTGTTTACTTCCGTACATTCTCTTACCACCAACACTAGATGCTTGGTAATCATTCTCATATCTACTAGAAGATTTCTTTACAGGTGATTTCTTAGCTGGAGATTTGACTACCTTTTTAACTGTTTTCATATTTTATTTATGTTTAGATTTCCTTGCTACACTTAAAGCAATAGCAATACTTTGTTTACTAGACTTTCCGCTCTTAATCTCTTTCTTAATGTTTGAACTTATAGTTTTTTTTGAATAACCTTTTTTGAGGGGCATATTATAATAACTTACTTAATAGATTTAATTGTTCTATATATTCTTTAACAAATTTCTTCTGTATTTTACGGTCGCCCATATATTGGTTCTTTACATTTACAGTGGTATAGTCCAGATGGCTATCTAGGCTTGACCATACGGAGCGGATAAGTTTGACGACTATTTCATCTTTATTTATCATATCGTCTAGTCCATTTTGTTAAATCAAGCGTGATTCCACCATTGAATTGGTCTGAGTAATCAGATACAGAAAGAACCGAGTCATTTTTTTTATTATTGCTCGGTTTAGAAACTGATTTATTTGTT